TAAAGGTACTATAATTATCACCACTACTTGATACAGAACTTCTACTTATATTTAACCAAGTAATTCCATCATTAGTAAAAAATATTCCTGTACCTGCAGTAGCTATAACACCATCTGCATAAGGAAATACACCTAATATATTTGTTGTACTACCTGTAGGTTGTGTAGCACTTGTAGTACCAAACTTTTGATACCCATTAATTCTTCTGTAGCCACCCTCTGTAGAAACCTCAAAGTTTCTTAAGTCTTTTGCAACTCCGGGAGTTTTAAGTAAATCAATTACATTAGATGATTCTACTAAACCTCCGTTTACTGCGACTGTATAAGGTTGACTTATTGCCATACTTAACTATTATCTGTTATATATGTTTTACCAGTTGCAATAGCAGTAGTATAAGATGTTTTATCATCTGAACTACCTTTAACATCTGGGTCAGTATATTCTAAAATAATTTCTAAATGGTCTACATTTCTTTGTACCATTTCATTTATTTCAGTTTGTGTCATGTCCATAACTTCCCAACTTCCAGCTTTTACACCATTTATAAGGTTTACGCTATCTGTTGCTGCTGTTAATACTTCTGATACTGTTGTCATATTATTCCCCTTTTAACTTTCTAAAGTTGCTACTCTAGCTTCTAGTTCTTGTATTGCTTTAACTAATATAGGTACAAGTTTTTCATACTTCATACTATATTGTTTTCCATCGCTTGATAAGTTTATAGTTAAGTTAGTATTATTATCTTTATCATATCCTGCTGCTTTTTCTAAGATTTCTACATCTTGAGCTTTAAAACCTATATCTAATTGTGTTTCTTTATGAGTTCCATCATTAGTAATAGTATTTAAATCTGTATCAGGGTTAGCAGTCCAATCAACATAGTTAGACCTTTTATCCCATTTAAAAGTGTATGGTTTTAATTCTTTTACAAAATTTAATCCTAAATCTAATGCTGTAAAATCAGTTTTATCTCTTTCATCCGATGCGACAGATAAAGCAACTTGACAATTAAATTCTTGAATACTTGAATTACCTAAAGTTACTCTATTACTATGAGAAGTAAATTGTCCTCCGGGCATACCAGATTTACCTGCTTGTTTACCTAATAATAAATTATTAGAACCTGATGTTAAGTTTGCTCCTGCGTTTGACCCAATACAAGTATTATCGGCTGCTGTTGTAGCATCTTCCATAGCATCAACACCCATAGCTGTATTGTTACTAGCAGTAGTAATATTTTGTCCTGTTCTTGGACCTACAAGTGTATTAGTGCTTCCTTCCGTTAAATCATTTCCAGCCTTGTAACCCATTATTATGTTATTAGCACCTGTAGTAATATTTTGTCCTGCATAATTACCAACTATTGTATTATCACTAGCAGTAGTTATATCAAAACCTGCATATACTCCTATTCCTACATTATCATCGCCTGTTGTAACATTAGAAAGTGCTGCATAACCTGCTGCTACATTTCTATCTCCTGTAGTACAACTGCCTAAAGCTGCATTTCCAATAGCAGTAGCATATCCACCACTTGTATTAGCATCCATAGTAGATGCTCCAACTGCGACATTATGAACACCTGTGGTATTTGCTCCTAATGCATCTACACCAACTCCTGTATTATTTGTACCTGTTGTATTAGCATCTAATGCACCTTTACCAACTGCTGTGTTGTTTCCACCAGTTGTATTTGCTGTAAGTGCAGAGTGTCCTATAGCTGTACCATGAACAGCAGTAGTATTTAATTTTAAAGCATCAGAACCAACAGCTACACACTTATCTCCAACTGTATTTGTATACATAGCATCAGCACCAATAGCTACATTACCACCTATATTAGTATTTGCTTGTAATGCTCTATTACCTATAGCAACATTATATCCACCAGTTGTGTTTGAATCTAATGCTTGTGCTCCAATTGCTGTATTACCTGCTCCTGTTGTATTATCTAATAGAGCAGCATATCCAATTCCTGTGTTATAATCTGCAGTCGTATTAGCTCCTAATGCACTATTACCAATAGCTGTATTATATTGACCAGTTGTATTAGATGCCAAAGCAGCGAAAGATACTCCAGTTGTTCCACCACCTATAGCAACATTATCATTAGCAGTAGTATTTGCAGCAAGTGCTAATGCACCTATGGCTACATTTCTTGTTCCTGTAGTATTTGCTTCTAAAGCTGATTTACCAACTCCTGTATTAGCATCTGCTGTAGTATTACCTGATAAAGCATCATGTCCAATAGCTACATTATTTTTACCAGATGTATTAGCATCCATTGCATTAGAGCCTATAGCTACACTATTTCTACCAGAAGTTAATGCAGCAAAAACATCATCACCTATACCTACATTATCTGAAGCACTTGATAAAGTACCTGTACTTGCATTTTGACTTATTAAAATACTGTCAGTAAAGTTTGTGGCATCAGCTAGTACTCCTATTTCTAATAACTCATTTGGTACTTTTGTTGTCATTTATATCTCCTAAAAATATCTTCTATCATCTGTCATGTATTTTGGTGCTGGGTTCATTAGATTTGATTTCATGTATCTCATTGCTTTTTTATAATCATCTAATGCAAAAGCTGCCTGTTGTGGACTTTCTTTAAACTGCCATACATAGTATCTAGTCCTTGCAGTTACAACATTACTGTATTGTTCTGGTAATGCCATTGTATCTCCATGAGCATCTAAAGCTGTAGGCTTTGTAAATGCATAGAAGTGTACATTGTAAACTTTATCTGGTATTGGACTTAATCCAAACTTTCTACTATCAGGAGATTTAATTACATATACAGGTTCACCATGACTTGAATCTGCATCATCTATATTTTCACTATCTCTGTAATATCTTCTCCAATCAGCTAGTGTTAAAAATTTTAATCCTTTAGAAACAAAAGGACTTGATTCACCACTTACATTTATTGTTGTTATATAAAAGTCATCCCAATCTATAGAAGCAAAGTCTGTAGTTATACTAGAACTACCATCTTTTAAAGTATAAAATCTTTGCCCTGCTACAGTTGCTACTGTTGTATTACCATAGAAAGGGTCTGTACTCCCACTTACACCAGCACTAAAAAAAGGTAACTGTGGTTCTTGATTAGCTATATCAAATATAGATTTATTAATT